AATTGTCTGATCATGTGTGGTGCTGTGTTTGCTTATGCAATGCAAAAGCAAATTACCATTGAATTGGCAAACAATGGAGATGATTGTGTTGTGTTCATGGAAAAACATGATTTAGATCGTTTCCTACGTGGGGTTTCCCCATGGTTCGCAGATCGTGGTTTCAGCATGACATGTGAGGAACCTGTGTATGAATTTGAAAAGGTGGAATTCTGTCAAACCCGTCCTGTATGCGTGGACGGGGTTTGGAGAATGGTGCGAAACCATCAAGCTGTGCTCAAAAAAGATCCGATGTGTTTGGTTGCAGTGCAAAATGAACGTGTGTATAAGAAATGGTTGTATGCTGTTGGACTTGGAGGGCGCATCTTAAATGATAGTGTGCCTGTTCAGCAAGCTTTTTATGATTGTTTCTATAGACATGGAATTGAGTGCACACAAGCAATGTTTGAGCATATAAATAAGAATAACAGTTTGATGACTAGAATTAATGGTCTTGAGGTGAGACGTGATGAGGTGGCACCATCTACCCGGGTGTCATACTACTACGCATTTGGAATTTTACCGGATCACCAAATAGAAATCGAGAAATATTTCCAAACAGTTGTCATTGATGATTGGGAGGCTGAACCAGTTCTGAGAGAGAACATCAGCTTCGAACCAGGTTTAAAATTATTAGAGAATGAGATATCATGGTAATTATTGTGGGCCAAACTGGTCTGCTGGAAAATATCAACCTAGTGTGGTTTCTGACGTCTTAGCGGTTGATGAGTTTGATGAAACTTGTCAAGCGCACGATGCGAAATATGCGTTGAAGGATGATTTGTCACAAGCTGATCATCAATTCTATCTTTCCAATATTGGAAAAGGGTTGAAACGTTCTGTTGCAGCAGTACTAGTGAAGGCACAACAATTAGCACGAGATTCCACCAGGGATAAAATAATTGATAAAAATAAAAATAAACCAAACCAAACAACCACAATGGCAAATATTAAAAATAAGAATGTCCCGAGAACAAAACTTCGGGGCAACGTAACTCAATCGAAAAATGGACAGGCTCGACCGCAAGTGTCAACTGTTCCTGCAGCTTATGGTTATACGTTAAAAATGACTAAACCAAAGGTTGCACGCAATGGTGATCATGCTGTTATCACAGGTTCTGATTACGCTGGTAGCGTATATGCAGCTAATTCTAACAATTTTGAACCTGCTTCATCAGTGATCATTAATCCAGCGTTCTTTCAGAATGCTATGCTGGGCTCGATGTCCCGGGCGTATGAGAAGTACCGAGTAAAATCGGGCTACATTGAATATGTACCAGCAGTACCAACAAGTCAACAAGGTCAAATTGTTATGTTGTCAACATCAACTATTAAAGAGCCTTTTATACCTGGAACAACCACGACATTTCTTAGTCGTGCATTGTCACAAGGTCATGCTCTCGCAACACCAATCTGGAAAAGTGCAGTTATGGATTTAACTCCAGATGAACAATGGAATGTTGTTGATTGTTTGATCGACAGTGATCTAGATGATTGTATTTCACAGGAAGTACAGGTCTATGCGACGTGTGATGCTACTGTGACAGCGGGGATCTTGCTAAATCATTATGAATTAGAATTTCGTGATCCTTTGTATACATTTCATCCGACGTTGATTCCTAATCCCGTTGGTAATGGTAGTATTATTAACATGACTGATAATAGTAATGCCAACGCCATCACTGACAACATTGTGTTAAATAATTTTTCTATTTCACTAAGTGCTGCAGGTGATGGTGCAGTATACCGTCTTGTATTTCAACAGGCGATTTCAACTTTACCAACAGGACCTGCCACATGGGCAGATGCAGCTCGATCGTTGACAGCAATCTCTGCAACAACAACGTCCAATACACAAAATTTTACGAATATCACTTTGAATGCTGGTACAACTCTGTACGGTGTTAATAATGGTGGTTCGATGACTTTATACACATCTTTGGAGGGTGCAATTAATGGGTGGCATAATCATGCCTTGTATTATCAAACTGCAACCACTATTGCTGGTGTCTGGCATTTCTTAATTGACTTGGTTCGTATAGGTTCCAGTCTAAATATTACAACGCAATAATGGATAATCATGAACGTATCACCTTACCAATTGAACGGGTGCATGCGTTGCATGTGCGTAACCGTGAGTTCCATGATCGTGCATCAAAAACTGAGCAACCTCGGTTGTTGGGCCGAGGAGGGCGTCACACATCAGTGAGCGACGTGGGTGATTTAGAGGGTTGTGGCTGGTTACCACGTAATTCCACTAGTCCCATGGGTTCACCAACTAGTGACAGTCCAATGTTACCAACCTTTCGGAACTTTAATCTCAAACTACGTATTGTAGTAAATTTAAAACGATTTCTATCTACCATATTCGCTTGTTTTGATACAAGTTGCACGTGTGTATGCGATATGGATTGTGGTGACTCGACACCACATTAGGTACCTAACCTATTTAGGAGGAGGTGTAGCTCTACTCTTACCGTGAAGTTCACAGTCATATTCAATGACAAATCTACAACAACGTTCG